TGAGACACTGACGATTTAAGGAGGTGGTCCCAACGGAGGAAAGCATTCTTTTGTCGATCAAGCAGATGCTCGGTCTTGAGGCGGACTACACGCCTTTTGACCAGGAACTGCTGGTTCACATTAACAGTGCTCTGTTTACGCTGATGCAGCTCGGCGTTGGGCCATCTGGTGGATTTGACGTAAATGGAGTTGAAGAGACCTGGGGAGATTTCCTGGGCGATCAATTAACGCAACTGAAGGCTGTAAAGAGCTACATTTATTTCGACGTTCGTCTGGCATGGGATCCGCCTTCCTCAGGAACGGTGGCAAAACAATTCCAGGAGAAGCACGAAGAACTCGGGTGGCGACTGCGGCATCAGATGGAGGCAGGTGATACCGAGTGATTTACAAAAGCGATTACTATGTCGGGTCGGATTTGAACGGCGACAGTCTCAGTCATCATGGAGTTCCAAATCAAAAATGGGGCGTTAGAAACGGTCCACCCTACCCTGTCCGGAGCGGACATGACGTTCACTACAATGTCGGAAAAATGACTGAGAAAACAAAGAGCGGTTTGCGAAAGACCGGTGAGTCCTTAAAGAGCGTGGCTAAGTCCGCTGGTACAAAGGTTAAAAGCTCATTCCAGAGATGGAAGAACAATAAGAAAGCCGATCTTGCCATTAAAGAAACGGACAACAGGCTGTTGAAGAATTGGCAGAAGAAGCAGCTGCGAATCAGCGACATGACTAATCAGGAGCTTCAACAGCGGATTGACCGTAAGAAACTCGAGGAATCCTATAAACGTGCGCTTCGTGGTGATTTCTCTGATCCGAAGACGTGGAAGAAGAGCTCAAAAGACGCTAAGTCTGGTGACGGTAAGAAAGCCGCTGAAAGCATTCTTAAGAAAGTTGGCGACGCAGCTGTCGAAGGGCTTGCCAAAGGTCTTAGCTCCAAGATTGAGCAGACAATGACTGCCAAAGCTAAGGCGAAGGTTGCTCGAAGAGAGGCTCGTAGAGATGCTATCGCTGAAGTTATGACAGATGCAGCCAAAGAGAGGGCTCAGTATAGGGCCGAAGCTCGAAATGCACAGTGGAGAGCCAAGAAGGAGCGTAAAGAGGCCGCGAAACAAGCAGCGAATAGACGGAAGTATGATCAAGCTGTGAGTAAGGCGAGAGGACTTTCTTCCGGAAGCAGTGGCGGTCAGAATAATAGTTATTACTATATGGATCCGAATGACTGGACGGTTCGTTGATGGAAAGTCAGGTGACCTACAATTCTATCGAATACAGCCACCCCTAAATATTATGGGGCGTTTAAGGATCAGGTTCTTCGCGGCGAAATTCCTGTATGCGAGAACATTAGTTTGTATATGAACTTGATTGATGAGCGAATCGCCAATCCAATGTTCTACTACGATGACGATCCTGTTGAACGGTATATTTCCTTTTGCGAAGGCGAGCTTACGCTGACCGACGGCGCAGACATGAAGCTTCTGGACTCTTTTAAGCTCTGGGCGGAGGATCTGCTCGGATGGTATTACTTTGAGGAGCGGAGCGTTTACGAACCCGGTCAAAATGGTGAGCCTGGCGGGTACCGTCAGAGAATGGTCAAGCGAAGACTGATCAATAAGCAATACCTTATTGTAGGGCGTGGCGCCGCAAAGAGCCTGTATTCGACAACGATACAGGCTTATTTTCTTGTGTGCGATAAATCCACGACCTATCAGATTGCCACCGCGCCGACTATGCGGCAGGCTGATGAAATTCTGGCTCCTATAAGGACGGCCATCGCCCGCAGCAGAGGCGATTTATTCAAGTTCCTAACCGCCGGAAATCTGCAGAATACTACCGGCAACCGGTTGAATCGGCCGAAGCTCAGCTCGACCAAGAAGGGTATCGAGAACTTCATGAGTAACAGCAGCCTGCAGGTTCATCCGATGACGGTTGACAAACTGCAGACCTGGCGATGCAAGGTTGTTAGCATTGACGAGTGGCTTTCCGGCGAAACCCGGGAAGACGTCGTTAACGCTGTGGAACAGTCGGCAGCTAAGGCCGGCGATTACATGATTCTGGCGACGAGTTCTGAAGGCACGGTTCGAAACGGTATCGGCGATACGATGAAAATCGAACTGATGAAAATTCTTCGGGGCGAGTATCGGAACCCTCACGTGTCCATTTGGTATTACCGATTGGACGACAAGAAGGAAATTGCCGATCCGTTCCTATGGCGAAAAGCAAACCCGAATCTCGGGTATACGGTGACTTACGAGACCTATCAGCGTGAAGTCGAAAGAGCAGAAAACAACCCGAGCTCTGCGAACGATACGTTGGCCAAGAGATTCGGAATTCCTATGGAAGGCAGCACGTTCTTCTTTACTTATGAGCAGACGATTTGCCATCCAAGAACCGATTTCTGGGGAATGCCATGTGCTATGGGCGCTGACCTAAGTCAGGGCGATGACTTCTGTGCATTCACCTTTTTATTCCCGATCGGTGATGGCCGATTCGGCGTTAAGTCCAGATGCTACATTACGAGCAGAACTTTGTTGAATCTGCCGGCGGCTACCAGGAATAAATACGATGATTTTATCAACGAAACCAGTCTGGCTGTGCTTGACGGAACTGTTTTGGCTATAGACGACGTATATGAGGATCTTGAGCGGTTTATTGAGCGGTGCCAGTATGACGTGCGGGCCTTCGGGTTTGACCCGTACAATGCAAAGGAATTTGTGGAACGGTGGGTAAGGGATTACGGACCTTACGCCGTTGAGAAAGTTATTCAAGGCTCGAAAACAGAAAGTGTTCCGCTGGGAGAACTTAGAAATCTCGCTGAAGAACGGTCTCTCGTGTTCGACCAGGGAATCATGCAATATTGCATGGGCAACTGCATTGCGATCGAGGATACAAACGGAAACCGAAAACTGGCGAAGAAAAGGTACGAACATAAGATCGACGCAGTGGCCGCTATGATGGACGCCTATATAGCCTATAAACTGAATAACGAAAACTTTGATTGAATCTATAGAAAGGACCCCCCCCTAAGATGATTTACGAAGCATATGATTCCTCAGAGTATGAGGATTATTTAGCCCATCATGGGATTGTCGGGATGAAATGGGGAGTTAGACGGTTCCAAAATCCCGACGGTACACTTACTGCAGCAGGTCGGGAAAGATACGGCAGCAAATCGGTTTATGAAAATAGAACGATGCGCAAGATGCTGAATGATCCAATGCGCATGAGTAAGCTTGGTGCACATAGACGCGCAAGGCTTATAAAGAAGCAGGAAAAAGCAGAGGCAAAGGGCGACGAGAAGCGTGCCGCAAAATTAACCAAAAAAGCCGAAGCGCAAGCCGCAGCAAACGATAACAGAACGGCCTGGGATTCCCGTCAGAAAAGCGGAAGGCTTGCCACATCTCAAGGACTACGAGGTTTGAATAATCTTCTTAGTTCCCTTTCGGCTTCGCCAGTCAATCCGGAAGCTTGGATTACTGCTTTCGATCAGATTGTTTCCGGGACTGTTAGTTCCGGTGCCCTTACCGAATTGGCGAATGTTACTGCGGCATTTAATCCTGTGACTTTGGCGTTGACGACGGTTGCGAATAATGCTGTGCTAACTCCAAATTATCGGCATGCACGAGCCAGAGGTAGCGGTGTCGTAAGAAGCTTTTTCGAGTCTGGAGCTGGATTGGAGCCTGTTGGCACGGCTCTTCGGTATGCCGGTGATAAGAAAGCTTACGGCGCTTTAACATGGTTCTCGTAAGAAAGCCGGTGATTAGATGGTTTATGAGTTAAATGAGCCATATCCGGAGTATCTTGCTCATCACGGTATAATCGGACAGAAATGGGGCATTCGTCGGTTCCAGAATCCTGATGGCACCCTTACAGCCGAAGGACGTGCCAGATATTACGGAGAAAAAGAAACAAAAAGGTTTTCCAAAATTGCAAGTGGCGTCGGACAAAAAGGCCGGTCCATTGGAAAATTCCGAAGAAGCGATCAGATCAAAATTATGGCCAGCAAAATGTCTAAAGATTTTCGATCCGGAGCAGAATCAGGCGCCAGGTGCCAAAAACAATACAACAAGGTCGCCAATTCTTTTGACTTCATGGCAAAATGGAGCCAAGCAGCAGTTAAAAAACAATGGAAAGAATTGGATGACTACGACAAAGGCTATAAGGGAAAACCAATCAATTCCTATGACAAGCAAGATTCCGTAATGCTCAGCATGGGTTATATTCCACAATATTACATGATCGGATCTTATAGGATTAAGAGCTTTTCGATGGATCGACCTTTTGCGTCCTGGTTACTTGATAGCGGTGATGCAGAAGCCAGGCAGTTTAGGAAAGATATGAAAAATTACAATGCTACGCAAGAGAGAAACTATCAAACCTGCAGAAAAATGATCGATGCATTTACTGGAAAAGACGGTATGTCGAGCCTAACGGCCCAGGAGAAAGAAAACGTTTATACCAGGGGAGTCGAGGCTGCTGAATCAATCTTGAATAAGCAATTGGTTAAAGAAGCAAACGAACAGTACCGTCAGGATTATCTGAATCTGCTTAGATCTTAAAACAGTCGGCCCATGGTTATAAACATCGGCTAATAAAGGCGGGCCAGCATATTACAGTGAGGTACACGAACATGAGTCAGTTTAGAATTAAAGGAATTGATTATGCGGACGAAGATCTGCAACACGGACTCGGAATCGGCAGCGGAAGAGGCCGTCCGAAGGGGTCCAAGAACGGTCAGGTTATGCCCGGCGCGGCTTACATGAAGAATTACAAAATCGTCGGGGAGAAGGCTGAGGGAACCGATAACTTGCCGGGAGCCAAAAATACGAGCAGAAAACTTGTTGGTCCTGTCAATCCGAATCTGCAGCGTGATTATCAGCGAACAACAAGCCAGCGGAGCCAGACAAGGCGGCAAGCCAGTTCTAATGACTCCAGGCTTGCGAATGGGGCAAGAATGGTCCGGTCCAATAGTAATCGGCTTGGAACGCGTCCTGCACAATCCGTCACGACCGAGGTTCCGACCACGAATGCGACCGATAATCGTGTAGAAAGAACCCCTTCCGAGAACGTTTCGGCTGGACGCGATTTTGTTCAGCAGATGATGAGAAACGTTCGTACCGTCAAGTCCAACAGCAACCAGCAGGGAAAGCTCGTGCCCCAGCCGGAAGCCACGACGAAAGACAATGCTCCCGGAACCTCAAAAGACAGGAGAGAGTTTGTAGACGAGGTGCTTAACAACGCTCCCGACAATATTGATACTCGGCGGCAGAGATTTCTTGGGCCTGTTGGCACTACGGATCCTAACCAGCCGGGCAATACTAATCCGAACAGGGGCGGTTCCGGCAATACAAATCAAAATAGGAATAATTCCGGTAACGGAAATACGCCCCAGCAAGATCAGACTACTCCTGCGGGCAATCAACAAAGTCAGACTACCCCTGCCAGCAATCAACGAGGTCTGGGTCAGACTCCGCCTGCGGGTAATCAACAAGGTCAGGGTCAGACTCCATCTGCTCAGCAGCGTCAGGAAACTCCTGAGCAAAAGAGCTTTTGGGACAGTGTCGGCGGATGGTTTGCTCAGGCCGGAAAGGATATCGGTAATACTGTAGTTAGTGCTTTAAATACTGCCGGCGGTGCTGTGTCCGATGCCGCTAACTGGGTCGGAGATCGGTTAAGAGAAGGCGGAGAATGGGCGTTAGCTTCTATGGGCGACGTCGGCGAATGGGTTGGCGATCGCGCGAAAGATCTCGATACCTGGTGGAATGGCCGGGATATCGAGGTTAATGATAACGGCCGTACGAGGCAGACACATCAGACTGGTGCTCGAGAAGCGATCGAAGACTGGTGGAATGGCCGCGATACGGTCGGTATTCAGGATGGCGTCTATAGACGTAATCACGAAGCCGGCGCTCGCGAGAACATTGGTAATGCGCTCAACGCAGTTGGTCAGTGGATTGGCAATGCTGCTGGTGATGTCGGTCGGACTGTTGGTGACGCGGCTAATACTGCCGGCCAATGGATTGGCAACGCCGCTGGTGACGTTGGTCGGACTGTAGGTAACGCGGCTAACGCAGCCGGTCAGTGGGTCGGCAATGCCGCTGGCGATGTTGGTCGTACTGTCGGAAATGCTGCCAACGGATTGGCTGATAATGTGCTTGGCAGTTATCAGATAGTTGGCACGGATGAAAACGGCAATCCGATTTACGGCAATCAGCGCAAGGGCGGGTTTGTTAATCGCACTATTAACTCTGCCAACCAGGCTATGCAGGATGCCAGAAACTTTGTTACCGGCGTCGAGCCTGGAAGTCCGGAGGCTGCGCCATATTTCGATCTGAGGACCAGACAATGGGTCGATCCCGTGCAGCCGAGCCTCGGAACGAGAATTGGAACCGCTGCTAATGATGCCTGGAATGGTGTTACCGGTGCTGCCAATGATGCCGGCCAGTGGGTTAATAATAACGTCGTGGCTCCGGTATCTAATGCTGCTAACGGCGTCGGCAATTTTGTAAGGGATACGGCGAATAATGCCGGACAGGTAGTCAACGATTGGTGGAATGGCACGGATCAGAGATTCCTCGGAATCCCGATCGGTCATACGCCTGGTGCGCGAGAGAATATCGGAAATTCTGTGAATCAGGCGATTCAGACCGTCAGCGATGCTGCCAACAATGCTGGACGGGCGATCGGTAATTTCACAAGTGACGCTGCCGACGCAATCAATGCTACACCCGGTGCTGCTATCGGCCTCTCAAGGGCTATTGCTTCCGGCGTGCCTGCGGAATATGCAAGCCGCCTGACGAATAACTATGTCAACGGGCAGATTACCCGCGAAGAGTATGAGGAAGCTATCGATCGACTGATCAACGAGAGCGGCCCGTGGGGTCCGTAAGCAAGGAGGAGCTCAAAATGCCAAGATTTTCTGACAGGCTGAAACACGCCTGGAGCGCGTTCTTTGGACGGGATGCGCCGGTGATGAGGGATTTGGGGCCATCTTCCAGTGAACGACCGGACACGCCGCGTCTTTCAAGGGGTAACGCCCGAAGCTTCGTTGCCGGCATCTATAACCGGATTGCCCTGGACTGCGCCGAGGTGTCTATTCACCATGTGCGGCTTGACCAGGCTGGACGGTTAGCCGAATACGTGCAGAGTGGATTGGAAGAATGCCTCAACGTGGAGGCCAATATTGATCAAACGGGTCGTGCTTTCCGGCACGACCTTTTTCTTTCCCTGCTGGACGAAGGTGTCGTCGCCATCGTTCCGGTGGAAACGGATATCGACCCGAAATACAGCGGCGGATATGACATCCGGAAGCTGCGGGTGGGCCGGGTGAAGCAGTGGCATCCGAATTATGTCGAAGTCGAATGCTACAACGAAAAGACGGGAAACAAGGAAACTATCTCGGTTCCCAAGAAGATCGTCGCCCTGCCCGAAAACCCGTTCCGCGCCGTGATGAACGAACCGAACTCCACCCTGCAGCGGCTGCAGCGAAAGCTTGCCCTGCTGGATTTGGTTGATGAGCGGACCAGCAGCGGACGAATGGACATGATCATTCAGGTCCCATATTCCAGCAAAAGCGAAATGCAGAAGAAGCATGCCAATGAACGGCGGGATGCTCTTGAGAAGCAGCTGGAAAACAGTAAGTACGGCGTAGCCTGGATGGACGGTACTGAAAAGATCGTCCAGTTGAACCGCCCCATTGAAAACAACCTGTTGGATCAGATCGAAACCCTGCGGACTGAATTCTACAGCCAGTTAGGTATGACCAAGGAGGTTTTCGAGGGAACCGCCGACGAGCAGACCATGCTGAACTATAACAACCGGACGATCGAACCTTTGTTGAGCGCTGTGGCGGACGAGATGAAGCGCAAGTGGCTGACAAAGACCGCCAGAACCCAGCTTCAGAGTATCGCCTTCTTCAGAGAGCCCTTCAAGCTGGTTCCGGTGACACAGCTGGCCAGCATTGCTGACGTCTTCTCCAGGAACGCTATTCTCAGCTCTAACGAGCTTCGGGCGATCCTCGGATTCAGACCCAGCGACAGTGAACGGGCCAATGAATTGATTAACAATAACATGCCCGCAGACGCGATCGGAGGAGAACCGGCCATCACTCCCGGGGATGCAGCGCCCGTTCAGGAGTCCGATACTGAATACCTGCCGGAAAGTTCCGCCAGTAACATCACACCTTTTATTCCAGAAACAAATCCAATGGATACGCCTATCTCAGCGTTGACGGGATGATGAACGCTCACCCCGCAAATGAGAATGGAGGACAACATGAGCGATAAGAAACCCTATGATATTTGCGGATGGGCGACCAAGTTCAACGTGCATTGCGCTGACGGCCGCACGATCCGCCCCGGAGCCTTCGACGACTGCGACGGAAAGCAGGTTCCGCTGGTGTGGCAGCATATGCATGACGACCCGGCCAATGTGCTCGGGCATGCGGTGCTCCACGTCCAGCCTGAAGGTGTCTGGACGGAAGCCTGGTTTAACGACAGCTCTAAGGCAGACGATGCCAGAGAGCTGATCCGGAACCGGGACATCAACTCTTTTTCTATTTATGCGAACAAACTGAAGCATAAGGGACACGACGTGGTTCACGGCGTGATCCGGGAAGTCAGTCTGGTACTCGCCGGAGCTAATCCTGAAGCGCTGATCGAATTCCCGGTGCTGGAGCACGGCGACGGCGAACCGGTGGAGGACGAGGCTGTGATCTACAGCCATGGCATCATTGCACCGGTCGGCAGCCTCCCCACCTCCGCGTTCCCCAATGCTGCAGCCGCACAGGATTACATGATGCACGGTGCGATCGGTCCGCTGGTTTCACAGCCGAACTTCGTTCCCGTGCAACCTGTTCAGATGAATCCCGGACAGCCCGTATATTCGGAGCCTATGCCCGGGAACCAAAACACAATGGCGCATACTGCGGCCATGACTGCCCAGAGACCGCCCCAGGTGACGGCTGCGCCCGAAGGAGGAAATACCATGCCTAATGCCCAGAACCAGCGCACGGTGCGCGATGTATTCAATGAAATGACTGACGAGCAGAAGAATGTTGTTTACTTTATGCTCGGCGAAATGATGGACGATCTGAAAACGGAGGATAATGACATGATGCACAGTGCTTTCGAGAACACCACCCCCCGTGCCCAGCTGAGCGCGGACGACTATAAGGAGATCTTCTCCCTGGCCAAGAAGGAAGGCAGCCTGAAGGCAGGCGTGGAAGCCTTCGTGGAAGAGAACAGCGACCGTCTGTCCCACAGCGTTTACAACGCTGACGGCAGCGAGCAGACCTATGGCATCGCCGATATCGACACCCTCTTCCCGGAATACAAGAATATCACCGATACTCCCGAATTCATCAAGCGGGACCAGGACTGGGTCGGCACGGTGATGAACGGCGTCCGTAAGACCCCCTTCAGCCGTATCAAGAGCCAGTTCGCTAACATCACCATGGATGAAGCCCGGGCCAAGGGATACACCAAGGGCAGCCGGAAGGTGGAGGAAGTCTTCAGCCTGCTGAAGCGCACCACCGATCCCCAGACTGTGTACAAAAAGCAGAAGATGGACCGGGATGACATCCTGGACATCACCGACTTCAACGTTGTCAGCTGGATCAAGAGCGAAATGCGCCTGATGCTGGACGAGGAAATCGCCCGCGCCATCCTGATCGGTGACGGACGCCTGTCCACAGATGACGATAAGGTTGACCCCAGCCATATTCGTCCTATCTGGGGCGACGACGAGCTGTACGCCATCAAGGCCCATGTGACTGCCGGCAAAGACGAAGCTGCCACCGCTAAGGCTGCGATCCGCACCGCTATCAAGGCTCGGAAGAACTACAAGGGTTCCGGCAACCTGACCTTCTACACCACCGAGGATATGCTGACGGAAATGCTGCTGCTGGAAGACGGCATCGGCCATCCTCTGTATGCCGACGTGGCCGCCCTGGCCCGGAAGCTGCGGGTTAACCGCATCGTGACCGTTCCTGTGATGGAAAACCAGACCGCGGGCGGAGAGACCCTGGCTGGCATCATGGTCGACCTGAAGGACTACAACGTTGGTGCCGACAAGGGTGCCGGCGTTGAGATGTTCGACGACTTCGACATTGACTACAACCAGTACAAGTACCTGATCGAGACCCGGATTTCCGGTGCTCTGGTGAAGCCCTACAGTGCGATCGTGCTGGTGATTGGTGGAACCGACACCACCTACACCGAGACCGATGACTACACCGGCAGCCCCAAGGATAAGGGCTACTACGAGAAGGAAGGCGCCATCTATCGGCCCAGCCGCGACACCTCTATCGTGGAAGGCAAGACCTACTACGTGAAGGGCTGATCTGGAGCCATTAACGGGGCGGGATGACTGAAAACGGTCTCCCGCCTCTTTCCTTTTCTGAATCGTCTCAAAATGGAGAGAAAATCATGGCCAAATTCTACGGAAAGATCGGATTTGGCGTGGATGTGGAAACCGGGCTGGACGTATGGGAGCCCGGCATCATGGAGCGCTCCTACCGAGGGGACGTGATCCGGGTCCGCAGAAGCTGGGATAAGGGTGAAGATCTTAACGATAACCTGAATATCAGCAACGAGATTTCCATCGTAGCGGATGCATACGCCTACGAGCACTTTCACGCCATGAGATATATCGAATGGATGGGGACCAAATGGAAAATCCGGGACATCACCGTGGAACGACCCCGGCTCATCCTGTCGATTGGAGGGGTATGGAATGGCAGCACGACCGGAACTTAGCGAATTGCTGCATGGACTGGCCAAGAATGTTTATTTTCAACCCCCAGCCACCGTCCAGATGAACTATCCATGCATCGTCTACCACAAAAAGCCGCCGCAGATCATCCACGCCGACAACCGGCCCTACCGGAAGGATCTGTTCTGGCAGATTACGGTCATCGACAGAAGCCCTGACAGCGAGATCGCCGAAGCGGTGGAAGAGCTGCCGGGCATTCAGTGCGATGCCTACTTCGCGCAGGATAACCTGCACCACTATGTTTACTCATTGTACTACTAAGGAGGATACACACCATGTCGAAAATTGTTTGGGACGAAACCGGCAAGCGTTACTGGGAAACAGGCGTTAAGAACGGTGTTCTTTATCCCATGAAGGCCGACGGCACCTATGATAAGGGCGTGGCCTGGAACGGACTGATCTCCATCAGCGAGAATCCTGATGGTGCCGAACCCAATGAGCTGTGGGCCGACAACATCAAGTATGCCGTGCTCCGCAGCGCGGAAACTCTGGGCCTGACTATCGAAGCTTACACCTATCCTGAAGAGTTCGAGCCCTGCGACGGCCTGGCGGTCATTGAAAATGCGCCCGGCGTGC